CTAATGTAATTACCAACTTAATAGCGTTCTTAGCAAAGCTTTTAAAAGACTTATTTGATAAATTACCATTTCTTCAGTGTCTAGGTTTAATTCAATTACTAGCTAATTTACTTAAATATCTTGAAGAGTTATTAAATAAATTATTAGAATTATTACGAAGATTATTAAAGATGATGATGGGTGATGTGTATGGATTAAATCTGCCACTACAATTAGCTATAAAAGCAAATTGGCTGGATATGATAGAAAAGATAATTTTGCTGATACTTACACTACTAGCAAAATATGAATTGTGTAGAAAAAAGGAAGAAGATAAAATGAGCACAGAGTATATTCCACCAGATCAGATGAGTTATCAGGAAATTAAAAAGCGGTCTTTACCATCTAGAACAACAATTGACCAAGATTTTATAATGGGAAGAAAAAAGCGTTTTGTACCAAAAGGAATAGAGTATAGATTTCCAAAACATCGCCAAGAGGTTATCCCGGAATTTTATATAAATCCAGAAAACTATTCCCCTAATCCTAGTGAGCAAGAAATGCACAATTTATTTATGAATCTTGGATTAACAGATCCACAGATAGACATTTTTCTTGAAAAAGCCGGCGGATATCAGGGTTGTTTAGGAATGGTTGGGCAACAGGAAATGGAAATGATGTCAAAAGCAATTAGTGACGCTATTATAAAAGGACGATAGTAATGAGTAAGAAAAAGAAGCGAAATAAACATACTCACACCACTATAAATTCCATTAATATGGAATGGACAGAAAAAGAAATTGAATTATTAAAAGATGTGTACCCAGTAGGAGGAATCTCATCAATTACTGATTATATTAATAGGCCAAAAAAAGATATTCTATCTAAAGTATCAGAATTAGGAATAATATATAACGAGGATGGAAGAAAGGCACTTAATATTAATAATCTTCCAGAAACTTCTGAACTACTAAAAGCAGCTTATCCGACTTATGGATATGGAATGTCGCATAATCGCAAATCTCTGCTATTTGAGAATATGGATATTAAATTTTCTACTATTACTACAATTTTTGATACTGAATCGTATTTTAGAAAAGCGGTAGATAAATATGTAGAAGCAATATTTAGGAATGGATTTGATTTTGTTGCAGATAATACCAAAGCTGCTGAATATATAAAAATGAGATTCACGCAAATGGAAAACTTTTTTTATCCAAGGCAAACAACTAGATCATTACTAGAAGAAATCGCAACTGATCTAGTTATGTATTATAATGTTTTTATAGTAAGAATTCGAAAAAATAATGTTATAAAAAATGCCAGAGGTTTTAAAATTGGAGGAATCGTAGTAGCTCCCACTGTTGGGCTAAAGGTTCAGAATATTGAAATGGTAAAAATGAGACAATTAGATACTGGGGAAGTATTAGAATATCGAATTCAACGTTTTGGCATGAAAACTAAAGATATTGATAGTAGAGATATGATACATATGCATTTAAAACGAAAACCTGGTACGAAAAGTGGTACCCCTATGATTGTTCCGGTCATTGATGATATTAGAGCATTAAGATCACTAGAAGAAACAGTTGCAATTTTAGCATTTCAAAATGCAGTTCCATTACTACATATGAGAATCGGTCAGGATGGAGTACCGGTGTCTCCAACACTAGTAAATTCAGCAAGATATAAATTTATTAATATGAAATCATATGGCTTATGGGTAACAGACTGGCAATACAAAATAGAATCAATCGGATCAGCCGGTAAAGCACTAGATTTATCAAACTATTTAGAATATTTTACCCAGCGTGTACTAGCTGGATTCGGTATGTCCACTTTAGATGCCGGGCATGGAGATAGCTCTAATAGGAATACTGCGACTGCATTAACTAAGTCTTTTATAGAAATGGCTAGATGGTTTCAAGATGAATTAAAGGATCAAGTTCAATCTACGATCATATATGAAATGCTAATTGAAGGTGGTTTTGATATTACAGATCCTGCTAATTTAGTAGAATTATACATGCCAGATATCGATATTGATACCCAAATTAAAAAAGAGTCTCATTTAATAAACCTATTTACTTCCAATGGAATTACACACGATGAGCTCAGGCAAGGCATGCGTAGAGACCCATTACTACCAGAGCAAGAAAAACGATTATCTTTTAATATGATTCAAATGCCACAATTAGAAGCAAAGAATGCTATTTCTGCAAAAAATATATCAAATCCTACAAATCAATATGGTACTAAATTAGCCAGAACTCCAACTAAAGATAATATTTATGTTTGTGCAAAGATTCTAGAAATTGGGATGATTCAAACAGACGCTGAAAAAATAAAAGAAGCATATAATTTCTTATTTTGTGACGATTCATTTAAAGATGAATTTTATGATAGATTAAGTGAACTTTTTAAAGAAGAAACTACTACTGAAGTAGTACTATCTATGTGTATAAATTTTCTATACAGATTTCTATCTGAATTAGACCTAATTATACTAGTAGATACTAAATAGGATTAAGTAAAAATGTTTTTTTATGGGAGGAAAAATAAAATGTCTAATACAAAAAACTTATCAGAAGGTGCAAAGGAAGTAAAAGATGGCGTTGGGCCTATAAATGATATTCCATCTGTGTTGATAGTAGCCAAAGATGCTTCACATTATGGATATATTAATGAGAATTTTGTAAAATATATTCCTGAATATGCTGATGAAAACTTTTTAACTTTCATAAAACCTTTTCCTAAACCAGTAATAGTAAATCATGATGATACTAAGAAACCTTTAGGCAGGGGCATTGGCTATGCAATTAGGCCTTATGTAAGTACAAAAGAAACTTCAAAAGATTCTAAGGATAATTTTGAAGACAAAAAAATGGAAGAAAAAAATGATCCTACAATAGTAGGCATGGTATTAGAAAGAATAACAGACAAGGAAGCTATAAAGAGTATTATTAATGGTGAATATTTAACATCCTCTGTACACTCTACTTTTAGGGGACCAATAATTTGTTCTGGATGTGGGACTGATGTCACAGGAAGGACAAAAGGAGTAAAAGTTAAAGATGACGAAGATGAGGATCAATCTTTAAAAGATGCTTGTACACATTTGCGCGGCCGCACTGGTGCAGATGGAAAACCAATTCACTGGGAGCCAACTAAGCTTAGGTATGTAGAGAATTCTTTTATTATTAATCCAGCTGATCAAAGTGATAAACATTTTGCAGGAGTAATCGCATTCGCTGCTGAAAATGATAAAAAGGAAAGGGATAAAATTCTTGGACTAGCAAAATGGATCGGATACAAACTTAAAGACAAAACACTTGTTCATTTGAACAGCGAAACATATGAATCAGTTATTTCTCAATTAACTAGTACTGACTTATCTGATTCGATGGAAGATTTATCAGATGAAATTGATATTGAAGATATTGTACTTCCGCTTGAACTTAGTGATGAGTTTGATTTATCAGAAGGAACTGATGAGGAAATCAATGAATTATTTAATTATATAAAATCATGGAAAGATTTTAAAGAAGAGAATGATGAAGAAGACTGTAAAGACTGCTTGGAAGAGGAAGATGCTGTTCTTACCACTAAAAAACGCAATGCACTTCGTTCAAAAACCTTTTGTGGTCCCGATAGAAGTTTTCCAGTAAATGATTGCTTGCATGGTGCAGTAGCACTAAGGTTGCTTGGAAGATATAAAGGACCTGGTGACAAAGAAAAGATTAAGGCCTGTATAGAAAGGAAAATGAGAAAACTCGGCTGTGGTAAAAAAGATTCTTATACTCTTGATGAGATTGAGGAAATTTTTGCACATCTTTACTCTGGAAACGAAAATAAAATAATTGAATTAACAGAGCAAAAAATAAAGAATGAACTTGAAATAGGAGCATTAAGAGAACTTGTTGAAAAATTACAAAATGAAAATGCAAAACTGTTAGAAAAAGATTCAGTTCTTTCCGATAAAATGAAAGAATTTGATCAAAATAGATCTAAACTTTTAATAGATAGTATTCTTAATAAAAAAATTGAACTAAAATCAGATGACACGCAAAGTATCTGGGCAACTCCAAATACTAAGGAAGCTACTGAATGCGAAAGAAAAATTAGAGCGGATTTTAGTAAAAAAAGTGTCGAATTGCTAGAATCCTACATTGAAGCTCTGAATAGTGTGCCCTCAACTTTCTGCATTGGAAGGGAGTCTATTAATAATTCAGTAGCGGTAACAGATGGTGATCAAACTGAATTAGGAACTAAAGTTACTACTAATGAAAATAGTGGTGGTTCGAAACGAGATAAATTATCCATTGGACGTGGATATGTTAACTCGAGATGGATAAAGAAGTAAAAAGAATGAAAATAGGAGGTTATTCGAATGGATAATTTTTGGGAATTTGATGAGCAATCACCAAAATTACCCATTAACCAGGGGATTGTAAATAGGGATCCTATATTAGGAATGTGGATGTTTGCCACTGCTAACTATAAATATAGTCATTTAAGTGGTACTTATGTTCCATATAGGTATTTACCTGTTATAAAACCTACAATACTTGGATACAATACAAATCATTATGATTCAGTAGTATTATCTGCTGGTAGAATTGTATCCGTGGTTGATGGTAATTCATATGCAGCTATGTTTGGCGGAGAATACGAACAAAATGCTGTTAAAGGGTTTGGACAACCATATAATTCTGGTGGAGATTGGACATATAATGACGCAACTACTTCAGACTACGATGTTCAGTTTGAGTATGTTAATGATCATCCAGAGCTTTATGGTGGAGAAGGAACTGCAGGTGCCGCGGTCCCATGTAATGGGGGAAATGCATCAACATTATATTACTCTGATTATGATTCAAGTTCCATTTATAGATTTTATACACTAAAGTCAGATGATGGAACTGTAGCAGAATCAGGAGATTCAATGATTATTTCTGGTAATGTTCCAATGGGTGTTTTAATGTACGACGTTAAAGCAGACGTAACTGGAAGAGCACTAAATTATCAGACTAATAATCTTACTGCTATATTAAGCGAAGCAGATATGGTTCTTCCTTATATTAAGGAAACCGACGCATCAGGATCAAATGCAATTGCATGGTTTGGGGAAACAACAGACGCTGGTGTACAAGAAGTATCAGCCGTTTATTATGCACTTTACCATAAAGGTTGGCCATTTGTTTGGGCAGATAATGGTGCTGCAGAAGCTGGGACAGCATTTATTCCAGGATACCTTCTACAATCAGACTGGTACGGGAACTGGAAATTTCAAGCATCACCAACAACCAAATCTATTCAGAGTTTTGGTAAGTATGAGTATGGAACATCTAACTTCCCAAGAGCATGGGAAGGAATGGAATACATAGATACTTTCCCAGGTACAGGTGCCACAGGTACTGAAACTGGTGGAGTCATTCGTTATGTGTTCCAGTTTGCTAAAGATGCTTTACGTGCCGCACATGATGCTAGTGTAATAGACTTAACTGATAATCTTGATTCAAATGGTGATCCAAAGATTGATACAGTAAAAACCTACATCCGAGCTGGATATTTTGGCTTAGCCTATTTCCATGCCGGTTCAGTGTAAGACTAGGGGAGGTGAAAAGAAATGAATAAATCAAAAAGATTTCCAACAAGATATACTCCAGAAGTCGCTTCGTTCCAGCAAATTAAAGAGTTTTCTGGCTTAAAGGATAATGAAACATTTGAGCTAGAGGAGGGAGCAAGAATACTTACTGAAGCAATACTATCTGGTGGAGCACTTCCAATAGTCAAATCAGACGGTTCAGTATTAAAAAATGTATCATTAGATTTTAATGACTTTATCACATCTGATGATTTTGCTAGGTTTTTTAATCACTCTGTACAATTTCTTTTAGCTAATCCTCTATATCGTCCTCCTCAAATACTTGCTAGGCTATTTAGACCTATCACAGTTAGAGATGATATAACAGAGTTAGTTGTTTGGTCCCCAGGGACTATGGAAATTTCAGAATATGCAGAAGGACAAGCTCCAAGGTCTGGGGCAGTAGACTTTAGTGATACTAGTTTGTATGTCCGTTTGAAGATTACTAAAAAGGGATGTATGTTTGGTATAACACGTGAAGCATCTGCTAAAGATGATTGGGGACTTTTAGGATATAACATCGCAAGAGCAAGGGACGCTTTTGACCGTTTTGCTGAAAGGCAAGCGACTTTAATATTACTTAAACAGGGTTTTACAGTCATGGATAACGACTATGACAATAGTCCAACTGATTTAGGCACCACTACTGGTCGTAGTATTAATGGTGATCAAAATGGTTCTTTTACAAGTGATGACTTATTTAATATATACGCATATGCTTTAATGCACGGTTTTAATATAGACACTATTATATGCCACCCAATGGCTTATAAGGTATTTATGGCCGACCGTGATATGAAAGATATGTTGCTTAATCATCAGAGATTTGGTGGAGTTTTACCATCAAATATGAGCAATACCGGTTGGGGAACACTTCCTGGGCAATTTGGTGTTAGGTACATAAATACCGGGGACGGTCCTGGTACTGGCGCAACTGATCCTCTAAAACTTGGTATCAATCCAAATACGCAAACTATTAATCCATTAATGCAAGCGTGGACAACCCAACCTGATTGGGCAGGCGGGCCATTAACAATAATTCCTTCTATTAATATGAAATATGTGCTGAATTCATCAATTAACCAGCCTCTTACTGACATAGTATTCTGTGACAGTTCAAGAGTTGGTGTTATTGCCAATAAATCAGGTGTACAGATAGACGAATGGGAATCAGTAGCAACTGAAACTCATTATGTTAAGTTAAGGGATGAATGGGGAATGGCTTTGGTTGAGCAGGGAAAAGGTGTTTACATTGCCAAGAATATAGTAATTAGTAAGAATTACACATTCCAGAATGTAAATAGTGTATCATTAGATCCTCTAACTGATACTGTATCTGTTCCTTCAGGGGCATTTTAAGATTAGCAGGAAATAATTGTATTGACAAAAATTAACCGATGCCTGAACCTAGTTCAGGCATCTTTTATGAAAAAATTTATTAGGAGGCTAAAAAAATGGCAAAGAAACCAGCTACAAAAAAAGTTACTAAGATTGAACGAAAGATTCCCATTCCAGTTGAAAAAACTGAACAAACCACAAATAAGATCTTAGAAAAAAATGAGCGTTCCCGAAACATCGTTGATGAGATAGCTACAAGAATTGATGGTCAAATTATAGCACTTAATGATGTTGTTTCTCCTTATTGGAAAGATGATATGTATTCAGGAATTACACTAAATGCCTTTGCAGAACCTAAAAAACAAACAAGCTTTGTCTTTGATTATTCAAAATTTAAGGAAGAGGGCAAATCTGTAATAGTAATAATTAAGTCCTTAACCAGTGATCAGCCCTCACTAAAAATTATTGACAAAGATGGCGAAAATATATCAAAACAGTTTATTCCAGATTATCCAGAAATTAAGAGAAAATCTTACTATTCAAATGATTTTAGATCAAAGTTTGCAGAGATGAGAGGTGAAGATACTGCACTAAGAATCCTTAGTATGGAAGATTTACAAGACCTTGAAGAAAAAATTTCGCAGATAAACAACTTAAGCCTCATTAATCAAATGTTGGACATTGAAACAGAAGCAAGAAATAAATGGAAAAAAGCTAGGCCTAGAATTATTACATCATTAAAGTATAGAAGTGAAGAATTATTTAAGTTACAACAGCGTAATCGTGATAAAGATCCAATTTCTAAAGTAGTTGAAGATTTTTAATAACCTTTTGAAAGGACATAATTGGCTTTCAAAAAATTAGAAATAACTGGAACATTTCCAGAAGATGGGCAAGTCTTATATCGGAATGGAATAATCAAGGTAGTTTTTAATAATTACCTTGATGTTACCACGTTAGTAGTAGATAATTTCAGATTAATAGATATGTCTACTTACGAAATTATTCCTACACGACTTTCATATATTAAAGTACAAAACGCTGTATTAATACAAAGTACAGACTATTTACAGCCTTTAAAACAATATTCACTAATTATTGTAGGCTCTAAAGAAGACATTTGTAATCCACCAATTAGAGATACCTCTGGACAATCATTATTATTTCGATATATATTACATTTTACAACATCCGCAGATTTAGATTTAGAAATTCCGAATGTTGCTGATGTCCCAGGTCAGATGCAGCCAGATTGGTTTAAATATGATATATCTATTGGTGTTGGAAAAATGGTCATGGATCAGACAGGACAAAGTGTTGTACAGTTTACAACAGAAGTAGCAGGTTTTGGTCCAAATGGTGAATATATACCCCACCCAGATGGAAGTGTTCATTATGTTCGTCCATTCGAGGAAGAACCTATTCCATATAATGAAGATTCCGGATGCTTGCACGTTGAACAGACATATCCAATTAGTATAGTAGAGGAAGAAGACTATACTAGTTATAATATTGATCCTTATTTAAATAATGATTACCCAGTTAACCCATCTGGAATTACTATTATATTCGCAGCTTCTGGATCTACTGGTGATATTCTTTTGCGTCATACAACTCCAATGGGTCATATTTATTCTTCTGGATTTACTCCAGATGATGAAACATATTTAGAATATCCAAATGGTAGTGGATATACTCCAGAAGAAAGTGGATATTCGTACGAATTTTATTATGATTTCCTAGATATCTTGAAAGAAAAAATTACAATCACAAATGAAGATGTTTTAGGAATGAACAGGCCCTCTGATAAATTAGCATTTAATATATGGTTTAATTCAGATACCAATAAATATGGGGAAACAGTTTGGGTACTTTCAATTTATCCAGACCCAGATACTCAAGTACACGGTAAAATTGTTGATAATAAGTATATCCCGTGGCAATTAGATTCTGGACACTTAAATTATAATAATAAATATACTGTTAGTATAGACCCGCTAGATGGGTGGGGAAGTCAGAACTGTAAAGCCGTAACAGAATATTCATTTAGTTTTATTACTACACTAATACCAATGTATTGCTCTGTTCAAGCAGTTAGGGCAGATTTAGGTGATATAGCAGATAGTTTTTCGGACGCAGAAATCGCTATTTTAATACATAGAGTTTCATTAGAAGTAATAGAACTCTATAAACTAAATAAAGAGAATCCCGCTTGGAATCCTTATGATTTGTCAGTAGCTGCTCCACCAGGAGTTAGTAGTTACGTTTGCTGTGCAGTAGAGCTTATGCTTGTTCTAAAGCTATTAGGCAAATATGCGGCAGGAGCAGGTATAACAAAAACACTGGGAAATGCATCTATTTCTAGAAATAGTACAGGGCCACTCCCACTGCTTAGTAGCCTACGTAATGAGTTACAAGACTGCAAATTATCTTCATTAAATGAAATTAATGCAACTGGCACTGCTGTAACCGCAGTAAAGGCAGAATTTGCTAGAAATCGTCCATCTACCCCTTGGACATTTACAAGAACTGATAAGAATTTCGAAGAACAGTCTCCGTCTGGAAAAATGCATTACTATAGAAAATATGGAGACGCTGGACCTTGGGAAGATGAAAACTATGATCAATATGTTCGCCCAAGACGATTTCGGAGATTCTAATGATCAGAATTTCTACACATAATTTAAAAAAGGCCAAACGAATCAAGGGCGACCTGTCCTTACGTGATGAGATTCGCCTACTTCTTAATGGGGACGAATTTGGAGAAGCAATTGGACATTGGATAATTTTACGAACTCAGGATTCAAAGGAATATAATGAAAATTTTGATCATATCAATAAAGAACCAATCGATGGTCCTGCTCATCCATATACAGACAAACCGGTAAAATGTTTTTCGGTGGTTAATCAAAGAATTAGTACATTTAAAGAAACTGAATTTCCTTTTGGACAGCTTTCAATGTACCAAGCTATTTATTTCTTCGAATATATAGAAGATTCCACAAATCCCTATTATGTCCGTCCAAAAGTGCATGATATAATATTTGAAGTTGATTATAAAAAAGAAAAACCACCTACAATCGAAGGAAATGTATTAAAGAGCGGATCAGAGATAATATATTATGATAAAGATTTTATTACACAGTATCAAATAGAACAGGCACTTACCTTAAGATTAGATGACCATGGAAGAGGAGAATATATTATAGTTGGAGTCTCAGAGAAAGCTGGTCCACCAAGTGTCAATTAATCCAAATGATAAGAATAATCCTATTTTTTACATTACCGATGATGATGTAAAAACAGAAGATATTCCAATACGAAAATCTAAAAGACATATTAGTCTAAAAGGATTTTTAGATCTTCTAACATTACATATAGAGGGTTATACTGTATCAGATGAATTTTTAGAAATGTTCCCAGAAATAGCAACTTACACTAATACTACAAATAAACCAGCAGATAGAATACCTTTATTTGTAGCACCGAATTATCCAGAACAATTAGTTACAAAATCAAGAACAACTGCTAAGTCCAAAGAAAACCCAACCTTTGCACTAATACCAGCAATTACATATGGAATTAGTAGAATGGGACCTGGAAATATTGGTGGTGTGAAAATGCCTTTTCATTCACCACGAGAATTAAAGTTACGCTGGAGAGAA